GGCTAGGGCAGAGCCTGACCTTTCTCCTGAACAGAAAAGCAAGGGGGTATCTCATATTATGAGGCATTACAAGGAATTAGAATTAGAAACTCCGGAAAACGAGATGGAAGAAATATCCGCAGAAGTTTCTGGAGAAATGAGCATAGATGATATCCCTGTCGCAAGCTGGGCAAAACTAGAAGAGCTTAAGAAAGATGATAATAATCCCTTGGAAGTTGTAGTCGCTATACCTACCAGCACAAGCAAGAGAGGTTGGAAATATACCCCGGAAGCACTCCAGAAAATTGTAAATTATGTAAATGAGCAAGGATTACACGGTTACCTAGGACATCAAGAGCCCGAGAAGGTGAATAACGAGTTTCCGAAACCCGTTACACACTGGGTAGGGGCAAAGTTTCAGGATAACACAGCTTATATTAGAGGAGTAATTGACAAATCAGCTGAGGACTTGAAAAGGTGGATAAAAGGCAATGTGGTAAGAACAGTGTCTGTCTTTGGTATCCCTACCTTGAAAACAGTAAATGGAGAAACACAAGTAGTGGATTATTCTCCCTTGTCTATTGATTGGACTCCCATAGGAAGGAATGGGATGCCGACAAGAATAGTTGCACAAGGGGAAATGAATGGAGGCGAAAATAAGTTGACAAAAGAAGAAATATTAGAAGGGATAAAAGAGTTAGAAATTCCGGTTGGGGAAATCCTACAGAACATTGGAAATTACCCAAGCACCAAAAGTGTGGCTGATACAAGTTATAGAAAAGGGGAGTTAAAACTTCCCAAGGGTATTGAAGAGGAATTGAATGAAGCCGGGAAATACATTCAGGCTAGAGAAATAGTTGGAGAGCTTGAAAAGATTTACGGGCTTGAGGGGGAAGATTTATTAAACAAGATAAGAGGTGATAGAGATGTCTCCTTGCGGAAAGAAAAAGAAGAAAGGGAGAGGCAGATAGATAAACTGGTAGGAGAGATGGTAACAGTAGAGGAAATAAGACCAGTGGTAAAGTTGCTTGTTGGAGAGATGAACACAGAGGAAGACATTAAAAAAACTATAGGAGAGATACTAGAGAGAGAAGAAATTAAGAAGCTTATTGATACCCTTTATACGGACAAGAAGATTGCAGGAAAGGTAACGGAAACTTCTCAAGTATCTACTTATAAGGAAAAGATTTAGGAGGTATTATGGGAAGAAGAGTAGCGGAAGATGATAGTTTAAAAGTAATACTTACCGGGGCAGTTGATATTAAGGCTGGAGATTGGATAGTTGCAAATGGAGTATTGGGAATGGCATTAGAGTCTATAAAACTCGAGGCATCAGAAAGCGGGGCAATAGCAATTGAAAGTGATGAGGGGATATATGAAACAGACCAAATAGGAGAGGAAAACTTCCAAGCTATTGGTTCTAAAATCTACTGGAACAATGAAAATAAAATATTCACCTTATTAGATAAAATAGATAAAGAAGACCCTGACCCTGATGTCCCCAATACTCTAGTAGGGGTTTTAACCGATGTAATAAAAGACGAAGAGGAAGTAATAAAGGCTATTCAGTTTTATTACTTCCCAACTATAGTATAGGAGGAAACGAATGGGAAGAAAAGTAGCGAACGGTGGAACATTGAAAGTTACAATTAGTGGACCGGCAACGATAAACAAGGGAGATTTTATAGTAGGCAATGGGGTTTTAGGAATGGCATTACAATCTGCAGTTTTGACGAGTGGGACAAAGGATATCGTTATACTCTTTGACAGAGGAGTATATGAAACAAGTCAGGTAAATACTAGCACTTTCAATACTCTTGGGACAAAAGTATATTGGAACAATTCTAGTAAACAGTTTACGGCAACAGCAGGAAGCAATAAGCTTGTTGGTGTGTTAACTGGTGTTAAAACAAACGGAAGTATAAAATTTCTATACTTCCCGACAATAATATATGGTGTATAGGAGGATGCAAATGGCTAAAATAATAACAGTTGACGCCCTTAAAGAAGAGAGAAGGAATCAAACGGTAGTAGAGAAAATCCCTTACGTGATAAGGGGAGAACAGAAATATGTTGAGAAAAAGCTTGTCAATGGGGAGATGGAACTCATAAAGCTTGATAAACCCTTTGGTGAAATGATGACGGCTATGGAAGGAGTGGAAAACCTTCTTAAGAAAGTTGCACTAGATGTTGATTTTGGAAGGGAGGCTGTTCCCCTTCTCTATAAGCCGATTTACAGAACAATAACGAACGCAGACTTTCCGCAAATCGTCCCGATTAACGAGTTTGTTCAGGCTCAGGTGGTATTTCTCCAGCACATCGAAGGACAGCAGATAGAATTCGGAACGAGGACAATGTATACTAACGATGGAGTGCCAATCATAACCTGGACAGCAGGTTTTGATGGGTGGACTCTTGAAACAGAGAAATTTGATGCTACTTGGAGTATCGAGGCTTATAACAGGGCTCTTGGAGAAGCTTATAACGCATTACTTAATCACCTTCATTTTTACCCGATTCTTTCAGAAAGTGGATATGCAACAAAGAATCATACCGCAAAAAACACTACAGAAGCAACATATTTACAAAAGCTTAGAGCTACCTTGAGGGCTGCAATTCAGCACGCTAATGCTGACTTAAACCCTGTTACCAATGCAAGGCGAAACCCTTCCATTGTATTGTGCTCTACTGCAAACCTTATGGACATACAAGATGCTTTAGGAAGAATGGTAATAGGTGGAACTGAATACCCGGCATTAGGGCAATTGAACACAATCATAGCTTATGATGGTTGGAGTGTTACTGTAGGGGCTAATACTTATACTTATCCTGGAGTTAGCTCAGGAGTTTGTTACCTTATTGACCCGAAGAGATATTTTATGGAGCTTGTAAAAGCTGACCTTACCATTGAAACCGGAGAACCCGATACCACAAGGTTAGTCAGAGCACCGATAGTAGCTTGGGCAATGAGGGGCGTTTTGGCTTCTCCCCTAGATGCGGTTGAGGAAGTGGAATTGCCGTAATGACCCCGACAAGTGAATTGAGAGCAAGCTTAAGAGCTTTATTGGTTGATTCTGTAACCCCTTATATGTTTACCGACGATGAGTTGAATTTAATACTTCAGGCGGTAAACAATATTTATGAAGGGGCTTATATAGGTTGGATTCAGAAAGCAGGAAAGCTAGTATCTCAATTCGATAGAATACAAACCTTATCAATTGGGGCAGAAACGATAACTTTCTCTTCTCCTGGTGATATCATTGCTTATTGTATGAATATAGCTAATAACTATCGACAATTAGCAAAAGATTATGGGGAAGGTTCTAAGGCTTTTGGGCTAGAGACCCCTACCTTCGAAGGGATAGAATGAGTAAAATATCACAGGCACACCAAGCACTGATAGATATGAATAAAACAACGGCAACGATTAAAAGGATAACTATTACTGATGATAATTCCGGAGGATTGACTAGAACCGAAACAAGTCCTGGAACAGTGGCTGGCAGGTTATTCATTCTTAGTGCCTCTGATATTCCTGGCTATGTGTTTACAACCGGAGGAGAGAAAAGAGAACAGCTTTATGGATTTGTATACGGAACGGGGACAACGCTAAACGATAGTTTAAGGGCAAAAGATATCTTGACAATAGACAGTAAACAATACGAAGTAGAGAATGTATATCCCCTTTCTTGCTACGGAAATACGTTTGGGTATATTGCTATTGTGAAGGAGATAGAATGAGTGTAACGGTTAATAAAGCATTTGATACGGAAAGGCTCTTTTATGGACTGGTATTACTTATGGCAATAGAAGGGAAAGAACTTGAAGGGGAAATGAAGGCTAATGCTCCCTGGAAAGATAGAACGGGAACGGCAAGACAATCCCTTCACGCAACGACGATAGTAGAAAGAAAACAGGTTACGCTTAGGCTTTCACACGGCGTCGATTACGGAATACATCTTGAATTAGGACACGCTGGAAGATATGCAATCTTAAAACCTACTATCGACAAGCACAGAACGGAGATAAGAAGAATGGTGGAGTCATTATTCAGATGAGAGCAGGGATAAGGACGGCACTAGTTAATACAAATATTTTTAAGGGAGTTTATGATATGCAAGTCCCCACAGCAAAAACAGAGAAACCCTTCTGCGTTATAAAACAAAGCTCAGACACAAAAGCTGATGACTGGATTGGCTATAGAAGAAATTACGAGATATACCCTTACGTAGCAAGAGGAAGTTTTACTGACTTAGACGCTAAGGTTAATTCGGTAATCTCTGCTTTAGACAGAGTTCTCTTGACCGATAGCACAGAAACTTTCACGACTTTTTATACGGGCTGTGGGCAAGATTATGTAGATGAAGAATTTGAAGCCTTGACACGTCCCCTTTATTTTACCGTTATAGCGTTACGAGTATATGGAACATCAGAGTATGCTACAGAAGATGGCTGGGTAGATGGCTTAGAAACCCTACTAGGGAATAAGTTAACGGGCTGGAATAAATATACAGGGGCACTTCCGGAGGGATACTCTATGCCGGCGATTCTTATTCGGCTCATCTCAGATACAATAGAAAAGATAGGAACAGGAATGGAACTTGAGAGAAAGCGAATACGTATACATTTCTTGACAAAGACAATAAGCGATAGAGAAACAGGACTAAAAACAGTTATGTCAACCCTACCAAGAGGGGGCAAAGTGTTACTAGGGACTTCTGATTATGTTATAATTGATGATGTAACATCAGACTTAGAGGCATCACCTTTCGATATGGGACACGTTACTGTAGGGCTTGAAAAGATAACATTGAGTAAAGAA